TATGATACCTTTTGGTACTCTGTACTCTTCATATTCACCTTCGTCACTTAAATGAACCACAATACATCCGAATATTTTAAGATTTTCGTATTTACTACCTTTTAACATATTCAACAATAATTTCCCATACAATGGTAACTGTGTAAAATAGTGACCTAATGCGGTATCATCAAGATGACTAAAAGGTGGTTTCATTTTCTTTGTAAAGTGATTGGATTCAAAATTTTTCTTTTTATTTGTTTTCCAATCCGTCACAACAATACCAATCTCAGTTTTTTCTTTATTAAAAAATAACCATTTTTTATCGGGTTGTCCAACGTAACCCAATTCATTACTACCTAGTACAATCTCCGTATCAAGTAATACCCCTTCACGTTCTTTCATTAATTCAAGATATCTACCACCAGCAGAAACCATAGAGTCACCTTTTAATATTTGAGTAAAATCAACCTCAAATATTGGCTCCCTAACCTCTTTATTTAAATCAAACATTTCAACAGATTTCTTTTCCAACAAATAGTGAACTCTTGACCCCATATTTGTGGAATACGTACCAGCATCCGCCCACTCTTTAAGTAATCTCGCTTTTTCTTCAGGGTCACCTTTTGCTTTCTTTTCAGCAATTTCATCCGCAGGGAACTCATCATAAAATAATTTCATTACCTTTGAAACTGAAGGCCAATTCGACCTTGGTTTACCATCGGTATCCAACATGGTATAGGTATGTGTATCTTCAAAAAAGACTAACCCTAACTCCTCTTGTTTTTTTCGGATGATTTCGTTTATCTCATCCCTAATCTCATACAAATTCATCTCATATCATAATAGTACTCGTTTATTTCCCCTCTCAAATCGGCAACATCTGAATCCCCCGTCAGTTTAATTATCTTAACTCTACCATATAAACTACCACCATTTAAGTTGTGGTATAATTTAACGGCATCTGACCAAGCATCACTATCCAAACAAATTATTATGTTACCTTTAGATTTTTCATATATATTCTCAAACAACAAATCTGACATATGTTTACCTAACATTGGTATACTATTAGGTAAAAATACCGAATCAAACGCACCTTCCACCAAATAGATATCATTTTCCCAATCAATTAAATTCTCATTGAAGATTATCTTGTCTTTCTCAGCTTCAGGATTTTTATATTTCGCTTTAGTGTGGGGGTCCCAACTTCTAGCAATATAATAATTTAACTCACCATCTTTATTGTAAGATGGTATAACAATCCTACCAAAATGACTACCTTTATCACAAAAACCTATTCCGTATTTTTCAATTATTTCATCATTAATACCTCGACTTTTAAGATAGTTATATGCTTGTCTATATATTGGGTATCTTGGATTAGAATCTCTAAATAATGTAAAATGTTCAGGTAATCTTAATTTTGGTTTTTTCTTTTCAACAGGTTTATTATCTTCAGGTTGAAGAATGTTATAAACTTTCTTTTGTTTTCGATTTCCATATTTGTCAAACAATTTACCCAAAGGTCCGTGTGTACCTTCACTATCCCCACATGACCAACATTTATAAACGTGTGAAAAGTAATTAACCTCAAGATTTCCTTTGTTTCTATCCTCATCACAAACAGGACAATTAAAGGAAATTTGACCCTTATGCTCATAATGGAGTTTCTCGTCACCAAGGACTTCTCTCAACAATTCTACCAATATTTCGTTATCATCTGACATTACCACTAAAAATAAGGCCAAATATTATATGAATCAACCTTCACAAGTTTTAACCCACCTTTATATTTATAAAAAAAAAGAAAATAAATGCCTGCAGAAATAACCATAACCGCTATAACGGGTGCTCAACCATATGATATATACATATGTGACGACCCTGTGGTAACATGTTTATATGTAGACACAATTTCAAGTGTCCCATATTCATTTAATATTCCGCCACTACTAGACGGTCAGTTATCATACACATTAAAAGTAGTAGATAATGTCGGTTGTGTGGTTTTTGAAAATTTAAGTATATAATGAGTTGTAATTGTTTATTAATCAGAATCGACCAAAGGGATATTAACGCCGCAACAGGTAACACCTTACACGATAATAATACCGTATATATTACCAATTTTAATAATTGTTATGACGAACCGATTAACTCACCTATCACGGTAAAGGGTTATTATTGTTATTGTGCAAGAGGTGTTGAACCTATACTATGTGACATGTCAGGATATAGTTACAACATATCAAGCGAACCCGAATTATTATATTCACCAACACCATTTACCGTTGGTGCCGATATTACCCCAAATATATACTATTACGTTGACGATGTTCAAACTTCCGCAGTGTATAGTTCTTATTACAATAGTGATAGTGAATGTACTGACGATAATGAATGTTGTACTGTTTGTAATGTGGGTGATTATTGTATTTCATATACAAATAACCCTGATTACAACGATAACTACACCGAAAGTGGTTTACATAATGACAAACCTTATTGGGTTGGGGATGTAAACGGATTGTACATTTATTATTCAATAGACACAACACAATGGTGTTTATCTTCCGAATTAGATGGTCCTTGTTTATTGTTTGGTAAATCACCATGTACTAGTTTGTGTCCTGATTTATTGTCAGAATTCTTTAGCGAAGGTGTTTGTACCACAACAACAACAATTGCACCACCATGTGATACTTTTGATTTTGACGTATTATTTGATTGTGATGTTACCACACCAACTCCAACTCCAACTCCAACTCACACACCAACCCCAACAATGACCCCATCATCGAATAGTCAATGTGTTATTGCGGTTGAGGTTTCAATAAATTCGTTGACTCCGACACCTACACCAACTATGACCATGACACCAACACCAACAAGTTTTACAGATAGACCTTGCCAATTTTACGGTGATGTTACGTTTAATACAGTAAATGACGAAATCAATTGCCCTGTTAGTAAACAATTCCAAGATTGTTACAATGGTACAATGTATTATACAACAAGTAATGTAACTAACCCATCAGGGGGTGCTATTACTGAATTTATGGTTTTCAACGCAACGGTTGATGGATTAACAAAATGTATTTCATATGTCGGTATAACACCAACAGTTTCAGGTGTTAACAAAATTATACTAAATTCAGGACCTTATGGTTTTTCAAATTTAAATGGTTGTTCGTCTTGTATTCCAATGCCAACACCAACACCAACCATCACACCAACAATCACCATGACAATGACACCATCGTCAACCCCACCTGTCAATCCAATACTTTGTGATATGTCAGGATATACTTATGATATAAACTAAAAATAAAATTAAAAAATAAAAACATATGTCATTTTCAGCTTCAACTTGTTTAAGTAATACGGGGACCGCAACTTTAGGTCCAACTTTAAACATTTATAGTAACCCTGAATCACCAACATCACCAGGTACTTATGTAACAAATGTACCAACGGAAGATATTACAGGAGGTAATTGTCCTTATACTTTGGAGTTACCTGATGGAACAACTTCAATAAGAATTTCTGACCCAGTTAGTGGTTGTTATTGTGATGTTCCAATTGATGATAATAATATGTGTACAACTTGTGATTTGGCGTTTGATTATTACTCACCAGTATCGGTTGGTAACATAGTTGCGGGTGATATTACAGGTACTTGTGACGCGAGTGTGTCTAACTATTTAATTAATTGGTACGATGTTAGTGACCCTTTAAATCCTGTTTTTTATCTCAGTTCAGGTAAAGGTTCAATGTTTACTCCATATGATAAAGTACACCCATTAACAGGTATAACATCAGTTTTAGCACCGTCAGGTACTTATGACGCAAGATTAGAAAAAATTGAACTTAATGGTGTTGTTTTTTCAAGAACAGGTGGTACGGGGACAGTTTTAGCCGATTTAGATTGTCTACCATCATTGGTTTCTGATAACCCTATTATTGTTTCCGCATTAAATTGTAATAATGGTGGCGGTAGTTCCAATTTAGCTCAATATGAACATAGATTTGCATATGACGCTGGTACAGGAGGTAAAACACCTGAACCTCTAAGTACCACTTTTGAATTATCGGCAGGTACTCAATACTTTCCATGGAGTTTCCAAGGGGTTAATGTACCTGATAAAATCAAATTTACTTTAGTTGGTAGCGCATACAATGACCAACCAATTATTCTTGATTATTGGGAGGTGGGTGACCTTCCTGATAGTAATAGTACACCAACAAAATACCCAAAATCTGCTGATACCACAAATTTTTTTAGTAAAATTATTTCATTAACGGCATTTACGATTAATGAAGGTGATAACGTATTAATTGAAGTTTCACCGTCAACCGCAAACACACAAACAAGTTGGACACTGTATTGTGGTTGTTTAAACGAAACTAATTGTTTTAATTGTGTTCCACCAACGGCAACTAACTATACAGGTGGTACAAGTTATCAATATAGAATAAGTGCGTCTACAATAACAGCATATGCGTTAGATGCTTGTGGTACATATAGATACGGATATTACAATAAAAACGAATGTCCATACTCGGCGTGGACAGGAAGTACCGAATATTTGTATATGAATGGTAGTGGTATCTCACAAAGTCCTGTTAGTTCTAACAATATTGACTTATGGTTTACACGAGAAAGTTGTTCACAAAGTGGTTATGGTAATACCCCAACTTGTTTAAATTACGGTTCAGGTACTAATATCACATATGAAAAAACAGTTGGGTTGTTTACATTAACCAGTAATAACCCATCAGTTATTAGTACACAATATAATAACTATCTAAATGTTAGGTCATCTTGGATAACACCTAATTCAGGTACTAGTTCGAATATTGAGTACTACAGATATATGCAACTAACATGGCCAACCACAACAGGTACTACACCATGTGGTGATGGGACAGGTACTAAATCATCATATTTCCATGTTTCATCAATAGTAACAACAGGTCAAACAGGTAGTGATTATTATATGTCATTAACACAACCAACTATCGTTTCAGGTATGTCATTTACAAGTTGTCAAATATATTGTAATAGTTATATTAGTAGTATTGTAAATGAGGTTAATACCGCAGCAACAGGTACGACTTCAAATTATTTAGGGACATCAACAGTTGGGTCAATATACAATACTTTATTTTCAAGTACTTTGGTACTCAGTTTTAATAACGAAATAAGAACAAGTGGGGTTACATCAAACGCTTATAGTTTAAGTCGGACAAGTAATTTCACTTACCCAGGGTCAGGTGTTACAACAACACTTATACCTTCATTAACGGGTGAAACATGTTCAACAATCAATAATAATATGTTTGTGAACGGTAATGTCGGTTACTATAAATATTTGACACGTTATCTTACTAAATTAACAAACCCATCAGACCCACTTGATTTTGAAATTTACGCTTACCCTATAGATATAACAGGTCAGATTACTAATCCTTTTAGTTCAGGTTTGAAACTTATTTTTACAAGAGTTGGTGGTATTGATACAATAATTGACCCCGATTATTTTGTATAAAAAAACTTAATAACCTATTTAAAAAATAACATCATGTAGTAGTATTTATGTAATATAATGACTTCAATTGAAATTTCAAATATAACGGGGGTAAATCCCCCGTATCAAATATATGTTTGTGATGTCTTTGGTAACCAATGTGTACTAATCGCAACAATAAGTACGTCAGTACCCCCTAATAATAGTTTACTATTACCTAGTCAGTTTGATAATGCACCTGCGGTTGGTGTAAAAATACTGTCTTCAGATGGTTGTGAACGATTTGAAATTTTCACTTGTAACTCATTACCACCTACACCTACACCAACACCGACACCAACACCGACACCAACACCGACATATACTTCAACACCTACAAAAACACCAACTAACACACCAACAATAACAAGAACGTCAACAAATACTCCGACTAATACTAATACACCAACTAATACTAATACCCCAACCAACACTCAAACACCAACCAACACTAACACTAACACCCCAACTAACACTCAAACACCAACCAACACTCCAACCAACACTAACACTCAAACAAATACTCAAACACCAACACCAACATTAACACCATTACCACCAACCATCCATTATTTTAAAAATTGTTGTGATAATACCATTTATAAAATAGGTAACATCACAGTACCAATAACATTTAACAATTATTATTATATTGCAACAGATGTGTTCACAGGTTGTACTCAAGCAATTGAAACCACATCTTTTAATGTTTCAGGACTATATATTACATCAACAAATTACGTTGATTGTAATGAATGTGCTAATTCAGAATCAATCTTTTGTCCAACACCAACTCCAACAGTAACTTCAACTAATACACAGACACCGACTGAAACTCCAACTGAAACTCCAACTAATACTCCGACTGAAACGCCAACTAATACTCCAACACCAACTGTAACTGAAACGCCAACTAATACTCCAACTGAAACACCAACTAATACTCCAACACCAACTGTAACTGAAACCCCAACAAATACTCCAACTGAAACCCCAACTAACACTCCGACACCGACTGAAACTCCAACTGAAACTCCAACTAATACCCCAACTGAAACACCTACCAATACTCCGACTAATACTCAAACTGAAACTCCAACAAATACTCCAACTGAAACTCCAACCAATACTCCGACTAATACTCAAACTGAAACTCCAACAAATACTCCAACTGAAACGCCTACCAATACTCCAACTGAAACGCCAACCAATACTCCGACTAATACTCAAACTGAAACACCTACCAATACTCCGACTAATACTCCAACTGAAACGCCTACCAATACTCCAACTGAAACACCTACCAATACTCCGACTAATACTCAAACTGAAACTCCAACAAATACTCCAACTGAAACGCCAACTAATACTCCAACTGAAACGCCAACTAATACTCCAACTGAAACACCCACTCAAACTCCAACACCTACAAATACTGAGACCCCTACCCAAACACCTACAAACACAATAACGTCAACTAATACAGAAACACCTACCCAAACACCTACAAACACAATAACGTCAACTAATACAGAAACTCCGACTCAAACTCCAACACCAACAAATACAGAAACTCCGACACAAACCCCAACACCAACAAATACAGAAACTCCGACACAAACCCCAACACCAACAAATACAGAAACTCCGACACAAACCCCAACAAATACAATCACGCCAACAAACACTGAAACCCCAACTAACACACCAACAAACACAATAACTAATACCGTAACAAATACACCAACAAATACTTTAACACCGACTAATACTTTAACTAACACCCCAACGAATACTCCAACTAACACCTTAACGAATACACCGACTAACACCTTAACGAATACTCCAACAAATACTATAACACAAACACCAACAAACACTGTGACTCAAACTCCAACAAATACCGCAACTCAAACACCAACAAATACCATAACCCCAACACAAACACAAACTAACACACCAACTAACACTTCCACACCGACAAACACCGTTACTCAAACACCCACAAATACACCAACTAATACTTCCACACCGACAAATACCGTAACTCAAACACCTACAAATACACCAACTAACACTGTTACTCAAACACCTACAAATACGCCAACTAACACCGTTACTCAAACACCTACGAACACTCCTACTAATACGTTAACTAATACCCCGACTAATACCATCACCCCTACTAACACTATTACTCAAACACCTACGAATACCCAAACAAATACCCCTACTAACACATCAACTCAAACACCTACGAATACACCTACGAATACACCCACTAACACGTCAACTATCACCCAAACACCAACAAATACCCCAACTAATACTGTTACTCAAACACCTACAAATACACCAACTAATACAACCACGAATACGCCAACTAATACACCAACAAATACTAACACACCAACAAAAACTCCGACTAATACCTTAACACCGACTAACACACAGACTAATACACCAACTAATACGCCAACTAATACCTTAACACCAACTAACACACCAACTAACACACCAACTAATACCTTAACACCAACTAACACAATAACTCAAACACCTACGAACACTATAACTAATACCGCAACACCAACTAATACAATTACTCAAACACCAACTAACACAATAACACCAACACAAACAAGTACTCAGACACCTACGAACACACCTACTAATACACCAACTAACACCTTAACACCAACTAATACAATAACTCAAACACCGACTAACACAGTAACACCAACACAAACAAGTACTCAAACACCTACGAACACACCTACTAATACACCAACTAACACCTTAACGCCAACTAACACCCCTACAAATACACCGACTAACACTATAACTAATACTGTAACACCAACACAAACAAGTACTCAAACACCGACTAACACAGTAACGCCAACACAAACAAGTACTCAAACACCTACTAACACAGTAACACCAACACAAACAAGTACTCAAACACCTACTAACACTCCTACTAATACAGTTACTCAAACACCTACTAATACAATAACAAACACTGTAACTCCGACACAAACAAGTACTCAAACACCAACCAACACTCCGACTAACACAATGACACCAACACAAACAAGTACTCAAACACCAACCAACACTCCGACTAACACCCCAACTAAAACAGTTACACCAACTAAAACGCCAACTAATACTCCAACCAATACCCCAACACCAACTAATACAAGTACTCAAACGCCTACTAACACTCCGACTAATACTTCAACCCCAACTAACACCCCTACTAATACAATTACTAACACCCCTACTAATACCTTAACACCAACAAACACAAATACTATAACCCCAACTAACACCCCGACTAATACCCTAACCAACACACCTACTAACACCGTAACTAATACTCAAACAATCACTCAAACTCCTACTAACACACCGACCAATACATCAACAAATACCCCAACTAATACTTCAACCCCAACTAACACCATAACCAATACTCCAACAAAAACTGTCACACCAACAAATACACCAACAAATACACCAACAAAAACTGTCACACCAACAAATACACCAACAAAAACTGTCACACCGACAAAAACCCCATTTGGTTTTCCTACTCCAACACCAACAAAAACACAAACAATTACCCCTACGAATACTCCTACGAATACCCCAACCAACACTTTAACCCCAACTAACACACCTACAAATACTTTAACCCCAACTAACACACCAACTAATACCTCAACTAACACTCCGACTAAAACACCTACACCAACTAAAACTTCAACTAATACACCAACCAATACACCGACTAACACACTTACTAATACTCAAACACCTACTAACACACCTACTAATACTCAAACCCCTACAAATACACAGACAAATACACCAACTAATACCATAACTAAAACTTTAACACCAACAAAAACACCTACAAATACACCAACAAATACAAGTACCAGTACTCAGACACCAACTAATACGCCAACTAACACTGTAACACCGACTAACACACCAACTAATACACCAACTAATACACTAACTAATACACAAACACCGACTAACACGCCAACTAAAACCCCAACAAAAACACAAACACCGACTAACACGCCAACACGAACACTAACCCCAACAAAAACACCAACGCAAACAATAACACAAACACCAACGCAAACAATAACCCCAACATCCGCACCAATAGTACCTACTTGTTCAGTATTATTTAATTCACCTGACACTCCTTATGTGTTCTTTTATGATGTTTTAACTAATATCACAACACCATTAAATGTTCCAAGTTCATATTCAGCATCAGATATCGCTCATACTACTAATAAATTGTGGTTAGGTGGTGGTACTTCATTAACAGAATGGAATATAACCTTAACACCATTTAGTGCAACATTAAATAGAACAATAACATTACCACACAGTATAGGTCCTGGATTAGGAGCGATAAATGACACAACTTTAATCGCCGTTAATTCAACAACATCACCTAATTCAGTCGTTACTTTGGACATAACATCATCACCTGCGGTTTCAACGTATAAATTTAATATGTTATCAGGTAGGTCAGTCGCTGGTGATATCTTACTAACGACAACGAATAAGGTATTAATTACAAATAATGGTCCAAGTGGTAGATATATTACACAATATGATTATATTACAGGTTCCGTTGAAGTCGATATTTTAATAAGTCCTACAATTAGTGCACCATGGGGTGTTTTTCAAGACAACAATCAGATTTATATTATGGACGGGAATAACATTAATAATGTTTTCCACATTAATAAAGATTACCCATACGTAATAACTTTAACAGGTAGTACAGGATATTCAGTGTATGGCGCATCTCAAGTACCAAGTTGTTTAAATACTCACTTTAATATACCTCCAACACCAACACCGACTCAAACACCAACCCAAACACCAACACCAACTAACACAATAACAAAAACACCAACTAACACCGCAACAAACACAAAAACACCAACTAACACCGCAACAAACACAAAAACACCTACGCCAACACAAACACCAACCCCAAATCAAAATTGTTATACATTTAATTCAGACCAAACAAATATCATAATTAATGATAATAACCAAGCATCAGTTTACCCTGTCACATTTACAGTGTCAGGTATTAACACACCAATAACCGATGTTAAATTCCTAATTAATGGTTACACGATAATTGATGCAGGTGACGTTGGGATGGTTTTATTAGACCCTAATAATACTAACTACACATTTATCGCAGGTAGAATTGGGGGTATTAATGACGCCAATAATATTAATGTATCTTTAACAAGTTATGGTCCTATTGAATGGGATGGTTTCTCAAGTGGATTCTATAAAAACAATTCAATTGTTGGTAATACAATGTTATTTAATCCTCCATGTCCATTACCTCAGTTTACTACAGGTAATTCACCTGAATTCACTGTATTTGATGGTTACCAACCACCTCAAACTAATGGTGTTTGGAAATTATATATTGAGGATTTCTCACCAGGTGGTGGTGGTTCTATAACAAGTTTTAGTTTAATTATTTGTACCGATAGTACCGCAACACCAACACCAACACCAACTAACACCGCAACCCAAACGCCAACAAAAACACCTACAAGCACACCAACAAAAACTGTTACACCAACAAGAACATTAACAAGCACACCAACTAATACACCTACAAATACCGCAACAAAAACACCGACAAATACTTTAACCCCAACAAAAACACCGACAAATACTTTAACCCCAACACCAACAAGTACCTCATATTGTTTCCAAGGTTTAACTATTGAATCTTTATATTTAAGAGATGTTTCTGATGTTGCGTTATTACCTTCAGATTGGCAAAATTTAGGTTTAGAAGGATTTGTTAGTTATCACCAATGTAACTCAGCCCTTTTTGAGTATTATGTTACAGGAACAACTATTTTATTAGGTGAAGCCGTATTAAACAATAATGATGGTACATTAAATGGTATTACAACAACGTCGGGAACATTCGTTTGTGGTGACTATGATAACACCCCAGCACCATTAACAGGTGGTGTTTGGGCAGGTAGTAGTTTTTCACGTTATAGTAAAATAACTATAAGTCAATCACAAGCTGCTCAATTAGCCTCAACAGTTGGTAGTCCAATTATAACATTCGCACCTCAATGTGGTATCACCAATTATTGTGCAAACGATGTTAACTGTACTTGTTATGACCTATTTGATGGTGGTTGTCACTCTAATGTGTTATTTGTTAGAGTTAAACGTAGTAACGGTGATTTAATTTATGCTGGACCAACACAAATTAATGAACCAATAACAGTAAATACTTGTGGACCTGTTGTAACACCAAGTAACACCCAAACACCAACACAAACACCAACAAATACTAACACTCCAACTAACACTCCAACTAACACTCCAACTAACACTCCAACAAAAACGTTAACACCAACCAATACACCAACAAAAACACCAACCAATACACCAACAAACACAAAAACACCATCCAATACACCAACAAACACAAAAACGCCAACCAATACTTTAACACCAACAAGAACCGCAACTAATACTTTAACGCCAACAAACACACCAACTAAAACTGTAACACCTACAAAAACACCAACACCGACTCAAACACCAACTCAAACACAAACACCAACTCAAACTGTTGCAAATTACTCATTTTGTCCAAATGTTGGTTTAATTTGGCCATCAACAACTGTGGGATATACTCTATATAGTGGTGGGTTTATTGATATTAATGGTTCTCCAACTTTTGACGATGGGTATACGACAACCCCAATAACTCTACCAACAACATTCGCAACAAACGGACAATTATCAAATTTATTATACGTTTCAACAAATGGTTATTTCACTATAACAACAGGTAGAACAGAAATATATAGTCAACCATCAGATTTGGCAAACCCAGCACTTATGTGTGCTAACCCTGGTGACAATTGGTTAAACCCAGGTGGTGCTACTAACTCGGATGGTGATATTCAAAACTTATATTATCAAACAGGAACCGACGGATTTAATAGATATTATGCAAAAATTTTAGTATATGGTGGGACATTTAACGCGATTTCAGTACCAACTTCATGGATTGGTAATTTCTATAGAGATAACACATACCAATGGTTAGAAGTGGTAACTAAACCAACCGCAACACTGAGAGGTCGTGTTGGTCCTTATAACGCATCTGATGTTTCTCAATTATCATCATATACAAGTCAAGTTTGGAGAGGTGATTTAAATGGTCAAAATTGGCAGTATATGGGATTTGGTTCGGTAAGCACATCAAGTATTTGTCCTACACCAAATCAAACGCCTACCCAAACAAAGACCCCTACAATGACACCTACAATGACACCGACTAAAACACCTACACCAACAAGTACTTGTATTACTTACAATATTGATTACACAGGTGGTAGAATTGGTAGTTCAAGTGTATCATTTACACCTTGTTGTACAAATGTTAACACATCACCATTAAATTTAGCTTGGTTTGATACAGGTATATACCAAGTATGTTCATCTACAGTTCCTGTTGTTACAAATTCAGGTGCGGGGGCCGCTAGTGTTACTGCCGCAGGTAGTTGTGAATATTGTGGTCAATGTTATTGTTTTGAATTAATAGGGTCTCCATTTATAGAATATTATTACACATATATCGACTGTTCAGGAAACACACAAACCGTTAGCACCCCTTCTTCAAATGTTAAAGTTTGTTCATCAAGTACTATCGCATCAGTTGATGGTGGATTTAATAGATTAGGTTCATGTATTGGTGGTGTATGTCCTACACCAACACCTACTCAAACACCTACTCAAACATTAACACCAACATTAACACCAACACCAACAAGTAATTGTATAAGTTACACATTAACCAATACAGGTGACCCATTTGATGGTCCATCAACATATACATTTACACCTTGTTGTACAAATATTAACACATCACCTGTTACGTTAAATTCAGGTTTTTTTGGAATATCAGAAACCCAAGTGTGTTCAACAACTTTTCCTGTTATAACATCAGGTTTTGGTGAAGTGACCCCAAACGGTTCGTGTTTATACTGTGGTAATTGTTACTGTTGGGATATTGTTAACAATGGGTTTGACATTTATTTTTATAATTACTATAACTGTAGTGGTACTTTAGTTAATACAGGTATAACACCTGGGACAACAAAAATATGTTCATCATCATATATTAATAGTGACCCAGCTAACAACTTTACCGCAACTCGTGGTAGTAGCTGTATTGGCGGTGTGTGTCCAACACCTACCCCAACACCAACAAGAAGTTTAACACCAAGTCAAACACCAACAAAAACTCCTACACCTACACCTACATTAGTAACTAGGAATTTATTAATTTATTATGATTACAATAACACATCATCATACTCTGGAACAGGAACATTAGTTAATGACATAACTAATGATAATATCACATCTACGTTAGTGGGTACACCAATATTCACCGCATCCCCGTTTGGTGTTATGGATTTTGATGGGGCAAGCGAATACTCACTTTCAATACAAAACTCAGCATTATCAGCAATAACTAACACTGTAAGTTGTGAGGTTTGGGTTAAACCAACTAACGTTAATGGTGGGTCAAATAAACAATTGGTAAATAAATCAAATAACCAAGGTTTTAGACAAAGAATTTTAGTAGGAGGACAAATTCAAGCATTATATTGGAATGGTACTTCCACTGTCGGTATTAACACCACAACCTCAATTATTGATAACGCATGGTATCAAATTGTTACCGTACATACATCAACATCAGTTAAAATTTATATTAATGGTGTGCTTCAAGTTCAATCAGCCTCAGGGTCAGGTTTAAATCAATCACCACCATTAAATGATGGACTTGCTTTTGGTAGATATTCTACAGGAGGTAACCCATCAGAATTTTATCAAGGTGGTTTAAGTATTCTAAGAATTTATAATACAGAATTAACGGCAACAGAGGTCGTACAAAACTTTAATTTCAATAGAGGTAGATTTGGTCTATAATGATATTTATTAATATATGTATAATAATAGAACATATCTAATAATATCGAATGTTGAAATCTCGTTTGTTAATTTTGACGAGATACTATTTAACTCATATTCTGAACTTAGATGTTCAGTTAACGGAACTAAATTATTATTAAAATGGGATAATACTACCACCCCATCATTTTACGATAAATTAAACACTAAAGAAGGACCATACACTCATAGTGAAATTATCGAAGTCTTATCAACACCTGAATGGACCCAAGAGAGTATATAAAAAAAAATATCGTCTAAAAAGACGATATTCAAAATTATCGGTTATTTGAACGATATTACCAAATTTCAAGTTGGTTCATAAAACCAAGAACACAACAATAAGCATCTGTTTGGTCAAAATTTTCTTTTTTAAGTGTGTTATTTTTTGTATATAACCACTGAATCTGTGGTTCCCTTTTAGCGACTTTTTCCCAAATAATCATCTTTTTATCAATATCTTTCGGTAAACCACCAAATAAAACAAACTTACCTTTATCGTTTTTTTGAACCAATTCAGGAAAAGCAAATTTTCTTGAATTATATGTTGAAATGAATTCGGGTACTATACCCAATATTTGATAAATTTCTTTACAGATAAAACTATTAAACCTCATCAACGTTTGTACTGTATTGATATTGTTAGAGTTCAAAAGAGGTTCTTCTATAATAACCCTAACAATACCTAAATTTTTATACTCATTGAGTTTAGTTTTAAAAATATCAGCTTTAAGTAATAGTTCTTTAATTTTACTCTCTTCAGGGTTTTCTTTAGTCTTAGGTCTTGGTGAAATATGTGTTAATTCCAATAATTCCTTACTTTGTATATCAAAAAGTGCCCATCCGATAGTTCTTGTTGAAACGTCAAGTCCAAGTACTTTTGGACTTTCTTTTAAAGTTCTACTCATATGTTTAGAAATCAAATTTTATCAAAAACTGTTGTATACCCTGTCTTGGAACAGGTGACTGCAGTTTTGATATAATCATAAGGTCTTTATTTGAATCGTAAAGACCAATTTCCGTAATATATGGTGGGACACCTAAAGACCACCCAGGGTTTGAACTTTTTTGGAATTCAGCATCTCCTAAGTTAACCTTATATCTCATTTCATAGATTGTTGCCTGAATATCAGTTTCAACCACACCATAGAAATAAAATTCATCACCAAAATTAAGTTGTTGTCCCGTGTCACCATTACTAGTTAAATCAATATAATCACTTAAATCATAATAAGGTGCCGAATCATATAAATTTTTAGTTATTACAAAAGTCGTACCTGTCATACCACTATTTGTAATGTTACCGTTAATTGTTGATGCAGATAATTCATCCGTATAGTCAATTATTTTCCATTCAGTAGGTTCAGGTCTACCATTACCTGTTACTTTTTGACAGATAATTTCAAATCTCTCACCAAAATAACCCGTTGTAATATCACATAAATCAGGACATATTGTTGTTGTAGTTGTTACTACAGGACTTTCACTTAAAAAATTCAAGCAACCTAAATCACCACCAAATCTTACTGAAACGTTTTGAGAACCGATATCAACACAACTAACATTAGGACCTTCAATTTTACCATAATAATTACAGTGTAATGAATTAGTGAAACTTAAATCATTACTAAATCTATAAGTAACGTACATATACTCATTAGCCCCCGTTAAAACACCCTCTGTTGATTGATTTAATGGTCCACAAGTGTTTGGTGTGGATAACGCTAATTTAGGTGCAGGTAACGTCCAATTTCGATTTGATTTATAAGATAAAGCTGCAACTATCTCCTCATCATCAAAGATAACAATTTTATGGTCAGGGAATACTTTACCAACTCTATTTGGCACACCATTTAATGTTGGATTAGGGTTATTATCCCATAAATGATAATACCTAATACCAGGTGAGTTCATATCTTGATTTTTAGTTGATTGAAGGTATTTAACATCAAATAAATTAAATTCTTCAAACCCAGGTGGGTCAACCCAAAATGTTTGACCTTGACAACAGTCAGGGTTTTTATGCCACATTAAAGTAGGTAAACTAATTTTAAAGTTTCTCGCTTGTCCTAACGTGTCTTCAGGTAATGTATCGTCTAATGGTTCTAATGCGAATTTTTCACCGTAATAGAAATCAATGGTTTGATTAGTATAATGAATTATTGCGATAGCCTTTTGTTCTTCAGGTTCAACTTTAACAACTTCACCAAAAGAATTATAATAATACGTATCAGTAGTTTCAGCACTTAATGAATTATCCAAAAAGAACGTTTGACCTGAACTTGATTGATATCCTAAATATTCTTTTGTTCCAATATAATGTGTTGAACCAAAACCTGAAAATCCTTTATAAGTATTATTATCTAATCCCGCCAAATCTTCAGACCAAGGAATATTCATATTCCATATCTTAACATCAATCTCATCACTATTACATAACGATTCAAAATTAATAACATCGGTGTTGTAGTGACTTAAAGGTGTTATACTATCAAATAACCCAGTCATGTTAGGTGGGTAAACTAATGTTCTTGCAAAACACGGCCCCATTAAATATGAGAAATCAGGTGTTGGTCTATCTAATGTTATTTGTCCATTACAAACATCCAAAATCCTATAGGTTAAAATTGGATAACAACTAAACATTTCCATAAGACAAACGGTCTCAGGAACAGTTGGTGTCGGCGTTGGGAATGTAGGTGTCGGTGTTGCGGTTGGAGTTTCACATGGTAATGTCTCCGTAGGTGTTGGGGTTTCAGTTGGTGTCTCAGTGGGGGTAGGTGTTGGTGTCGGTGTTACCGTACCACAATTACAATCATCTTTAGCTCTACCGTCATAATAAATCGTAATAAAATCTCCAATTTGTGGTAGTCTCGCTATAGATGTGTTACACCCCGAATAGACAACATCAATCACAGTACCACCTGTAACAGTTGACATATCAACCATATAGTTAGAATTAATAACATGTTTGTTGTCAGTAAAAGCACTCCAATACGTAAAATCATTAATAGTTACACCTGTAAAAAACCCTCTTGGTGCCGCTCTGTTAAACACCGCAGTGTCAATTGAATCCATAAATGGAATACCATACGTGTTACCTGAAACGGTATCGACATAATAAGGATATTTTACGTTTTGTTTGTTTGACTGTGGGACACCACTTGAGTTTTGCGCATTAAATGATGGTTCTAATATCATGGTATTAGATTGATTATACGATGCGGGTAAAACATTGTAAGATACTTCACTATCTCCGATTTGGAAATATGAAATATTAAAATTACCTTGTGATAGTTTTTCTCTACCAGTATCAGTTAATCTACTGTTAATTAATGCCGATGTATTTTTTAATATATAACTCATTTTATGTTGTTTTCTTTTTTATAAAATTTCTTTTTAATTAAGTTCTGTTGATAAAATATTCACCAGTTACATTACAACATTGACATCCACTTAATGTTGTTTTAGTAAGTGCCCCACTTCTTTGATTAAATCCTGCGGTACAACAGGTTGACCCTTGAATTCCAACCCCTGTGGACGTGCCATAAGCCATAGGTCCAGGACCTCCGTTATATTCTTCTACCTCACCGACATAAACAGGTGTTGGTGTTGGTTCAGGTGTATTATTATAATTTATCTCCATTGATGGTGGTGTATTATTACAAGTTTTTTGATAAGAACTAATAGCAGTTATAACATAACTATCCGTCGAAGTTAACGTTAATGATTCGTAAGTATGTTTATAGTAACTTCTATATAATAGATAATTAGTACAACCTACACTAACATTAGGTACCGTTGTATCGTTAACATCATTAATATATGTTGTAATTGGAACACCATTTTTAATAACCGATGTTGTGTACGTAGCATTCGCCGAATTAATATACGGAGTTCTTTGGAACATGTCTTGTAATTCCAAATCAAAATTTAGCGTTACACCAGCAGGTAATGGTGGTGTAACATTAATCGTATAATTAATTTGATATGACGTACTTGATAAGTTAATATAAGTATTATTTAATGTAACCGTATAAGTTGTTGTAGGGACACTAGGGAATAATATTGTATTATTAACATTTGGTGTATATATAGTATCAGTTGAATCTTTTACTTTTATTGAATATGTAATATCAGGACATAACCCTTGGAATATCCCATTTGTTGACCATGTTAATCCACCATTAATCGAATACTGATACGGTGGTGTTCCTCCAACACCAACTAAAGTTATAGTACCATCACAACTCGTACATGTTGTCGCATTGTAACTAACATTTAATGAAAGGTTATCAACATTTTCACATTCACCTTCACTAACAGTTACACTACCTTTTTTACCCAATATATTCCAATTATTAATTGGTGGATACGCAGGATTTGAATTGACTATCACTTGACCATAGTCATTAACTTGCCATAAATTTTGTGATGAGTTCCAAGTAATGGTATAATTCTCATCATCCGATATCCAACTTTGTTTATTATTTACAACGCCATTAGGGTTAAAATGTACACTTTCAAGAACATTAATCCCCGTTGTTGGGTTAAAATAATTTATAACCATACATAAATCATAAGTTATCACAGGTGGTGGTGTCGGTGTAGGTTCAGGTGGTAAAGTAGGTTCAACAACTGTTAATACACAAGTTGTATTCGCAGTAAAATCACCAAAATAATCAGTTACAGTAACAGGATACGAACCAACAGATAGATTCGATATACTATTAGTTTTACTACCATTACCCCACAAAATACTATAAGGTGGTGTGCCTCCCGTAATAATTAATGATGCAACACCATCCGATGCCGTCACACTACTAGGGTTCGTTGATTGACACGTCACCCCAAGTGGATAAATCACTATAGGTTCACACTCGTTATATTCAGGCATTATATTCGTTTTTTATATAAATAATCAGTTATTTAGTTTTTTATTTAGTAATGACTTCATAACTTCAATATATTTTATTGTCGAACTATCTTTCTCAATGTAATCAAAGAAATTAGGGTTCTGTTCCAACTTTATTAATGGGTTAGATTGTATGTAATCTCCTTTGAAAAATTTAGTATTTTTTAAATCTTGGGTGACACCAGCCATATGTAAAATTGGTTTAGTTTCATAAACACTAATTTTATCAGTAGCCCAAGAAAAATTAAGTTCGTCAGTGATTTTAGTTTCTTTGTTGAAGTACCACAGGTTCCATAATACCGACCACATTTCTGCCGTCCAAAATTGTATCTGTCCTGGGTTTATTGGGAAACGTTTTTGATAATCTAACATTTGGTCATATAGTGGTGTACAATCATTGTAAATTTTTTCCCAAATTTCTGAGTTAGTATTCTTAATAATATATTGTCCACCCCCTGAATTTTCTTGATTAGATTTAATTGTTTCAACGTCAACCCCAACAACATCGGCCATTTCTTGTAATAATTGACCTTTCTCAGAATTAAGGTGTTGTTTCTCATATCGTTCACAACAGTCCATTATATATCTATATCCAATATACCCTATTGTATCGGAAAGATATGTGACATCATCTTTCATTAACTTTTTAAAATCAGGTAGTTCTCTAAATATAATATCAGCGTCGTGTAAGAAAAACGCCTTTCCAAATTCAGGATATTGTTCCAACCATTTATATATTAGAAATGGTTTAATATTTGGTATATAATGTTTACTTGTTCTGTCATCAGAATAATGGTGTACATTTATACCATAATCTCTTAATTTTAATGATTCATCACTAGGATTTTTTTTACCATGAACCATGGCGAAAATCACATGTATATCATTTGGGTTAATACCTTTCTCAATAAAATTGTGAACATATATCTCAACTTGCCAATGAAAATAAGCCACATCAGGTTGTGCGGTAACAAAAACTAAATTATCCATATCATAATAAGTATAATTTAACGAATTGTATAATAAAGATTTGAATATTAAATGTCACAAGCAACACATGATATATCGTAATAAATAATCATATTAATTACAATACCAGCATCATTAAATGAAACTTCGGAATTACAATCAGTACTAACAGACATTGAGTTATTTTCAATGTCAAACGTAACACTTCCGATACCTTCATAACTTAGTAATAAGGATTCTATCACGTTAGACCACTCCTCAATCGTTGGATATTCACTTAATGTGTTACCTGTGTAAAAATCCTCAGTTTTAGTCTCCCCACTAACGGTTACCGACGCTTCAAAAATAGCCTCATTTAATACACAATTTGTATTACCAACATTCAACTCATAGAAACCTTCCAATAACATTTGTTTAGGTCCTTTAGTTAATAATAACCCTGAATTAGTTAAATCAGAATCACAAACACTATAAACTTGGTATGACGTTTGAACTACAATACCGTCAACCACGACAGACCTAATTTTTTCACAACCCGTGTCATCCGTTATTTTCAAGGTATAAGTCCCCGCAGATAAATTAGTCATAGAGTATCCTGTTTGACCATTAACATTTGTTGACCATTCTAATGTAAATGGGGGTTCACCACTTGTTACATATGCGTTAACAGTACCATTACTACCATTTGTCGAGTCAGTCGATGTTAATAAGAAATCAACACCCTCTGAAGGGTCTATTTCAAATAAAAGTTCCTGTACACAATTATTGTTATCCGTAACTGTAAATTGATGAAATCCTGATGTTAAATTATTAACCGTTATTGAACTTAGTGGACTTATATCTATAATGGTCTCATCTAATGTGTAAGTATAAGATGGACTACCTCCTGACACGTTTAATTCAACAACACCATTCTCTAAACCACAAGTTGTTCCTGTAGTACTAGCACTTAATGAAAACGAATTATCATTTTCTATAGTAAATGTCTCAGTATATTCACAAGGACCGTTATCTTTGATATTTAATGTATATTCACCAAATAATAAATTATTAAACGCCCAACTTGGGCTATTAGTATTTTGTACCGTTGTCGCACCCCCTGTTTTAGTTAAAGTGTAAACATAGGGTGGTGAACCACCATTTAATGTAAAATTAACAAATCCTGACGCTCCACAGACTGAAGGTGAATAACTTAACGATGAAACATTTAAACCTCCAGGTGTTGTTAACGTAATTGACCCTAACGCAGTACAAAGACCTGCATCGGTAATAGCGATATTGTAATTGCCACTTGAAACATTTGTAAATGTGAAACTATCATCAAATGAAAAGTTATTACCTAAAGTAGAAGCTGAATAGTTGTATGGTGCAGTACCGCCTGTAATATACACAGTAAATTCACCATCAGAACTATAACAACTAGGGTCTTTAGTTATTATGGACGCAATTCCAACAGGATATACTGTCGCAACATACGCATCTTTACTAATCTGACAACCCGTACTATCCGTTACAGTCACTGTATAAAATCCAGCAGTTAAACCTGTGATACTACTAGTTGTTTGACCATTAGTCCATAAGTATGTATAAGGTGGATTACCCGTCAATCCTGTTATGAATACCTTACCTGAATTAACCGTACAACCTGCGTCATTTACAATTAAAAAACCATAATCAATAGTTTCTGATGAATAAATTATAACACTTTCACTTTGACCCTCACAACCTCCACCATCATCAGAAATAACATAATAAGTACTAGCGCTTAAATTATTAAAGACATAACTACCATCAAAACTTGTTCCTGATGTTATATATCCTGTCTCAATATCGTACAATTCAAATGACGAAACGTCGTAATAATTGTTTGTGGTCGCAGTAATAGAACCATTATTTTCACCACAAAGTGTTCGTTGATATCCTGTAATGGAAACACATGTCCCACTTGAAATTGTAACGTTTATTGTTTGTATGGTGTTTACAGGTACACAACTATCAATTAAATCAAATGTGTAGGTACCCGCACTTAAATTTGTAAGTCCATAGTCTGTAACCCCTGGGTCCAAACTTATAGAACCAAAAGACGCGGGGTCAATCCATTGTATTGCAAAATCAGGAGAATCTCCAAAGATATCCAAATTAAACGCACCTATATTTTGATTACCACAATCACCTGTGACCGCTAAACTATATGATAAATTACAAGCCATTAATTACATAAAATATTGAAATTTATTCCGACATTAATCTTTATATTCACACCTTCATCATTTTCAGAACAGATACTGTTGTAAATAACAACCGTATCATCTTCCGTTAATGTATAATCATACCCATACTCCTTCAACTTTTCTAACGATGTATTTAATACCGATAACCAAGGTGTGTTAGTTGTTGGGTAACTAAAATTAGGAGTTGTTAGACCAACACCCGTAAAGAAAGATGTTTTTATAATCATAACATCATCACGTCTAATATCAATAAACCATTCGGTATTTAAAGTATTAAGTAAACAATCGTTTAAAGTATATCCGTTAGATGTTAAATATTGATTTAATAAGTACCCCAAAATACCACTATAATCTTGTATTTTAGGATTTGTATCCCAAGGGTATATTGGACATTCGGTTGATTGTGTTGGACAATCTATTGGGAAAATATTAGTATTTAAAGTACAAGGTCTACATGGTACAGGAACAAACTCACAACCTCTTTGTCTTCTCCATGAGAATTTTTGTCTGTGGAATATTGAGTTTTCATACTTAACACCTGTGTTCCATATTGTTGACGCAGGTATCATCTGTTCAACCAATCTAATCCAATAACTACCCATACCATTAACATACTCAATCATCTTATCGTATGAGAAATTAGAATTCTCAACCCCAATATTTTTTTGAGATTCAAGGTATTTGAAGAATATTGAACTTAATGTAGGGTATCCAACATTTTTACTACCACCAAACTGTCTGTCTCTAACATTAATCATATTCAGCCAAAAATTCTGAGCAAATTCAAAAAACGTTTGACTTTTTGGTTGTGGGTTAATTTCAGTCCAATCAACCCCACCTTTACTTGGATAGATGTCTTTAGGTATTATATTGTAAAATTGTGTCGGTAATACCGTCTCTGTTGGTGTTGTTTTAAACACGGGATTAGCAGCAACACCATACGTGATATTATCAGGTGTTATTTTAATATCACTAAACGTACTCGTTAAATTAAGGTTGGTAAACGTATCAGGTAAAGTAACTTGAGTACTACCTGATGTAGAACCTGAAGGAATCACTATAGTGTCAACAATTTCAATACTATTACCAACATTAACACCTAATGTGTTTTTGAAGTCTATTTTAACCTCAAATGTACTAGGTACGTTAATAACCGCATCGTAAGTCGCAACGACTGAACCTGATTCATAAGTGGCATTTAAATTAAATGTTAATGTTGTTGGTGGAATATAATTCATACCTTGATTTGGTATCGGATAATTATATTCTCTTGACATATACCAAATATCATAAGCAATACCTTGTCCAGGATTTAAGAATAAATCAATGTTTTTGACATTTAACACTAATTTATCATTAGTTGTATAATATTTTGCATTATATTTACCATCAAGATTAGTTCTAACTCCAACCTCGTTGTCAGTCCAACTCTTATTATTATCAACTGAAATTTTTAGTTTATAACCTAAATCCATAAACGGAAATTTACGGAATCTATCTAAATAAACTTGTCCATATGAATACGGTTCTAAACTTGTTTGTACATTAGTGTTAGCACCTGTAAAAACACTACCTGTTAATTTAATTTGTTCTAAGGCTCTGTGGTCAGGTGTTTGTTCAAACCACCCACTACCTTTTTGGAAGTAATAGTCTTCAGTATCAGGTGGTGCCGAAGGATAACCCAATTCATCCATAGGGTAGTCCTCTCGGTTAACATTAACATCTAAAATGGTATTTTGTGTTGTATAACCCGTATATGTTACACCCATTATAGTAAACGTATATGTTGGGTCTAAAACAGGGGTATCAACCAAATATGTACCACCAGATATTGAGGCGAATTTAGATTCAAATTGACCTAAATTTATTTTTTGGTCTGCTAAATAAACATGTTCATTAAATTCAACTAAAGCTTGAGGTGCCCCAATCAACGCCATTAACGTTTCAATTGATTTTCTAGTACCTTTTGACTTAAATAAATAAGCTGAATTTAATACCACATTTCTATAAAATTGATAATTTAGTTCGTCAGGCGTTAAAACATTATCAACACCACTAAATGCTGATTTTTCGGCGTTTTTCTGACCAAAAACTGAATTTAATAACTCTTCATTAGATATTGGTGACATATTTGTTCTCCACCCTAATGTTTGAGCCAAGTTTTTTAATAATTGAGATGGTATATCATTACCCACATTATAATTAACCGAGTTCATATATGCTAACGCATCAATGAATTTTTTAGTTTCATCGAAACTTCTACCATATATTTGTAAAACCTTTTCAACTTTATGGTCAATCGTATCAAACTCATTTAATGCGCCTGTAGTTAAAAACCTTGAAATTAAATTAGTTTTATATCCGTCAAAACTCTCACTAATTTCATTTAATGTTACCAAGTATTTAGTGAAATTTGGAGTAATAATATCAATATTCCATAATGTTGTCTTAGGCCAAGTAACAATTTTAGATTCAATATAATACGTACCATCTTCACCCATTTGTGGTACTTTAAACGTAGCACTATATTTTGGTGATACATTTCTATTTAATAAAAAGTTTTCAACCTCATCAAAGTCTTCGTTAAAAACCTTATTTACTTCCCTATCGTTTGGTCTAACTACAAACGATGTATAAGAAAAAGAATTACCCGAAAATGGGTCACCATCAACTACAATAGTTAATGTACCACTCACCAAAGATTCTGTAGGTACAACCCTATTAACGGTGTAACCGTTTTCATTAATATATAACGAATAATTATGATACTCTATTGTAAAATTTCTAAGTTTAGATACTGGTATTTCTCTTAACTGAAGGTTTCTTGTGGAATTCACTGTAAAATCAATTCCAAATGGATTTCTTAATCGTGATAGATTTAAGTCTAATGATGTAGTATTTGATACTTTATCATATACAATATTATCAGCGGTTACACCTGTAGTATAATCAGGAGCAAAAGATGTTGATTCAAGACCTCCAGGAAAATAATTAATTATCTTTTCAACCGAAGTCGAAATTCTTTTAACCATTGACCCGTATAACGTAAAATTAGTGATTTGTGATAAATCAAAATTAGGGTATACCTTAAAATTATTTTGAAAAATTATTTTAGATTGGTCAACACTACCAACACCCAAACCATCAAGATTGATTGGGTTTGAAAACACACCTGTTGAATAGGTCCTGTTAGTTTTTTCAGTTACTGACTGAGTAAACTCAAAATTACCTTGCGTTAACCCACCCCCCTGAACTAATTGGAATCCAACTAAGTCATCAGAAAATGTTCCTCCGCCCGTTGCGGTTTGTGGTGGACAAGTATATTTTTTAATCGCCATTATTGTGTTATGTTTGTAAAGTTTTTACTGAAATCAATATTATCACCTCTATCCTCTCTAATTTCATAAAGTAGGTTATTAAATTGGTCTCTAATCTCATAAAGGTTGTATTGTTTGTAGATGTTATTGTTGTTGTCATAAAGTGTGTAAATACCATCATCCATAGATTTACTTTGGTTACCATAAAGAGCAATCGCCAATGTTGAGAAGTCGTGTTCCGCTAATTCAATGTCTAAAGTAATTGGGTTAAAAAATGTGTTAGTTATAATAATATCTTGGTCAGGTTGTCCAATAAACGGTGTTGAGTTAGGTTTGTTAGTCGGTGCCGATGATGGTGATAATGTACAAAATATTAAATTAGTATTTGTATCAGTATATCTATATCGTATAGCCTTTTGAGACGTATTTGTTAAATTTTGAACAACAGGTTCACAAAAGAAAGATGAGGTAATTAATCTAAAAAAATTAGGTATTTTGGTTCCATCAGAGTTTAAATACTCGATTCTAAACCCAACTAACCCTTGGTTAACAAATTTGTTTCTATATTGATTTGGAACCGCATTTAAATCAATCACAATTCCTTTAACATTAGGTAATGCAGATAACACACCACAATCAAGTATCGTTGTTCTTATTAATGCAGGTCTAATATATAATGTGTAAATACCTATTTTATTAAACACATCAGAAGGTAGTGTTAGATTATATAAACCACCAAGTATCTCAACATTGGGGTTATTAACATTCGCAGTTGATGAATTGTTAAAATAAGGTCTTAATACTGTTTGAGCGTCTAATTTAGTTAAAACAAAATTATCCGTTTCATCTCTAGATGGTGTATAATTTAAAATTATTTCAACATCTTCAGGTGAAACGTCAGCGGGTCTTATTGTACCATATGTTCCTGTTGCCATATTTCTTTATTTAATAAATATCAATTTTAAGTTTTTATTTAGTCATTAATTACATTAAAGAATCCATAACCATATCTTTCCAATTCACCTATAGTGTTAACTTCGTTTAATCTTAATACACGTTCATAAGCACTAAGTTTACCTCTATCAATAAACACATTACTCTGTACCTCAGCCTCATCAATAACATTTAATAAAACTTCGTTTTTAGTTAATGCCGAACAAACAATATTTTCAGATGTGATTCCTGAAGATTCAACAACAAAAACTGTAGTCCCATTATTATAATCATAATAATCAATGTCATTTATGGTATACGCAGTATAAATAACATTAGGAGTGGTTTGACCCGTTCCCCAAAATGTTCCAATAGTACCTGAAGTACCTGTAACAGGGACACCTTTTAAGTAAGACCCTGCAAATAAACCACTTGTAGGACCATAAACTTGTAAAGCAGTTACATTTGAAGTAGTATACCCTGATATTATATTAGGTGAACCTGAAAAATTATAAATATCCAAATCACAATTTGAGTCCCCACTATAAATGTAATCATAGCTAATTGGTGTTGCCGACCAATTACCACCCGCAGGTACAAAGTAAGCAGTACCGTTTGGGTCATCTATTGTTATATCAGTATATGGTACAGATATTTCTTTTTTGATTATATTGTTACCCCATGGTGTAACACCCGAAACCGTTATGGTATATTTACCATTTTGGGGATAAGTATGTGTATTATAATTAGGTGCAAAACTAGTTACATTTTCAGTAATACCGTCCCCCCAATCTACATGATACGTCGAAAACTGTAAGTACCCTAAATTTTTATAATCAGATGTATTATAAAAATAATATTGATACGGGTTTAGTGTCGAAGATGAAAATATGAAATTATTTACAACATCTTTTTGTAAAACCGCGCCATCAAATGCCGAATAGTAACCAATATCTGTACAAGTTTCTGTTAATAGAATTGGTATAGTTAACCCTGTTAACAATGAAGTACCATTAGTACCACCTGATAAAACCTGAGTCATTGATGAATAAACATAGGTTTGACCTGTGTAATATTTTGTTACCGCACTTGTAATAATATCACAACAAACCTCAACTTGAAACTCGTCATTATACGAGGCCCCTGTGTAATCGACTTTAAATATATCCCCCTTAATTACTTCTGGAGATATTCTTATGTTATATATTCTATCATCCATTATGGGTTAACATATTCATACCATTTTATGGGAGTATTAACCCCCAACCTATTACCCAAATAATCAAATATTTTATAGGTTTTATTTGTGTAATCTAAAACAACTTTATTATAGAAAAAATTCTCATTATCAAATACGAACTTATTAGGTAGTGATGATTGTGGTACCGTCATCATCCTAACGTATATTCCTTGTTTTGCGTCAAAAAACTTAACAGACATATAAAAAGTATCAAGATTAACAAATGTTCTAGACTTTAACCAATAAAGAAAAAACCCTTCATTAGTTGATGACGTTGTTGATGAACTTATATAATCCATAGTATATCTTGGAATATTAATCTTAACATCTTGAATTGTTGATGATATATCCGTAACAATCGTATTACATTTATAAACAGGTAAAATTACCGTGAATGAGTTTGTTTGATTAACACCATTTGGTGAATTATAAAAATCTAATTTAAAAAATGATTTTACAAATGGTTTAGTCCTATAGAATAAATCAAGTGATGTAAACCCTTCAGGTATATAATCAACGACCCAATTATTTACTGTTGAAGAGGTCACATTTGTGGGTACCCCTGAGTAGAAATAAAAATCATATTTTAGTTCGGTTTTTTCATTATTTCCATAACTTTCGTGACCAAATCTAATTACTTCAAAATCTTCAGGTATACCTGCAATAACTTTAATAACCTCATCTTGATATACCTCAATACTATCATCTCGACCGTAGAAATCCCAATTCATTTCTATCGGTATGGTTAAAGTTTGATTAACACCAGGTACGGTAAATTTGTATTTATTATTCACAATTATCTATTGTTGGTTCCGCAACCACGGAATTGTTTATTTGTCCATAACTATAAGTACTTCCTTCCCCAAATAATCTAAAGAAAATATTCTCATAAGGATAATGACCACCATTTAAAAATGGATAATCAACACCAATCCCATTACTATCAATAAACCCATACGGATATAAATCTTTCCATATAAAAGTATTATTTGAATTACTAAAATATGCGTAATCAGGTATACCAACAACATTTTGAGGATTACCTTCTTCAAGGTAATCAGAAAAAGTTCTGATAGTAATTGGGTGTAATGGTTTATAATAATACCCTTTACCAGCATCACCAAATGGTGTAAAACTCAATGTTTTACCAACATTAAAATAAAACGGATTAAATCTAAACTTATGGTAAATTTCCGATATAACTCGTTCAGTTTGTTCCGAATTGTTCCATTCACAATAATCACCATCTAAAGTGTCACCTTTACTTAATTGTTTAACATATGTAAACGGATTTGTTGGATTACCTGTTGGGGTTGTATAACTAACAATCGTAAAATTAGTATCCGATTTTTGATTACTGTTGTTCCACCAACTATTAGGTGAACTAGTGTTTGCGGTTAAAGGTGGAACATTAAAATCCCAACCTTGTTTTAAACCATAAAAACCACCACCAGGTTTTTTCAAACCAAGTGTCCAACCCATAAAACCTTTCCAAACTATAGTATAATACAATTTAGTTAAAGGTCTCTTTTGATTATCAACAATACCTTCGATATTAATATCTTCATTAAATGTTAAATTATATACACTATTACCCTCTTTTACTCCAACACGTTTTTGATTATTGGCGGTAATTGGTGATTTAAAAAATTCTTTAACTTTGTTAAATATTAGTTGTTCAAAACCTGTTTTAGTTATTACACAATCATCAAATTCGGTTAATACTTTGTGTTTTCTAACATAATACTCAGACATAGTTTCACCACTATTATTTATATCTATAATTCTTTTGAATGTACCTGTCACCCCACTATCAAATGTTGTTCCTGTATACCCAACATCGTAAATATTGAACGTATATTCTTCAGTACCAAAAAACGGCGTCCCTAACGAATAAACTTGAAAAGTGTCCGTACCTAAATAATCAAAATTTAGTTTAACGTATTCACCAACTGACAATCCATGAGGTACAGGACAAGTAAAACTTATAACAGTTTGATTTTGGTCCATAACTCTATTAACAACAAATGGTAAACCATCAGATGCCACCCAATTCATAACAGTTTTAGTTTCAGGGTCAATTGCCGACATTTGTTTATTATAAACATTTTCATACGGGTAACTAATATTAATTGACCAATTATATGTTGTAGCACTTTTGTTAACAAAATTTCTGTGAACAGTACTTGCTGAATCAGGTGTTGTATACCCCGATATGTCGTTATCATATCGTATAAAATCAAATTCATAATATTGTGGATAACCACTATATAAAATATTCTTTGGGTCAATTGTACATTTTTGTCTAGCTAACTCATTAATATTCGTATAGTACAACGCCGATTGGTATGGATAATACTGACTGGTCCCAACATATAAATTTTCAAATAATAATGATATTTTTGATATCGGTCTAAACAATGTTGATTTTTGTCTTTCATCATCATAAAGTTGTTGTAAATCAATACTAATATTTCTATCAAACTCAATTATTTCTTTTGCGGTTTGAACTAACGGAACTTGAAATAATAAGTTCGTGTCTGAAGCCGATTTATATCTTAACGACCCTAAAACAACCCTATTTTCTATTCTACTACCCATTAAAATGTTATATTATCGTAGTCAATCCATTTTTGACCAAATTTATTATATGCCGTTTTACCTTCTTTAGCTCCGAAGAAGAAATGAAATGGTGCACCAACAGTTATTTGTCTACCATCTTCACCTCCACTAGTTTTATTCCAATATTGTTGTTCGGCACTTGTATTACCACTACCATCAACCGCATATATGAAACCTTTAAAAAATTTTGTTTTAGAATTATTGGTTGTTCTCATATATCTTGATGCCGCCTCAAGTCTATCTAATTTTTGGTATCTATGTTTAACAAAACCACCCATAGTCACATCTTTAGTTACCCATTCATTAGTTTGTTGTCCAAAAATAGTGTCCACACCTTTCTTTTCTTTAGCCTTTATCCACCATTGATATAACGGTACTTCTTGAGTGAAAATATTAATATCATCAAACGCACAATCTTTTTTAGCAGCAGTTCCTTCACCTGTTAGTATAGTTCGTTTAGGTGTAATAAAGTCACGTAATTGCATATCTGACTTATAGAATATTCCGATAACGTTTGGACCTTTTTGTTCTGAATACGAATACAAATCATTATTAGAATAATATCCAGCTTCAAATGGATAAACACCTACTTCTGAATTTATTGATAACATTTGAGCTAAATCACCATCAACTTTTTGATTATACTTTCTAGAATTAAAAAACGCCTTTACACCACCAATACTAAAACCGTCAACAAGTCTCATTACAACAAAAAACGACAATAGTTCACTCACATCATTATATGATGTTGACGTTAATTTATCAAAAACATACCCATCAAACTCACCCGTAATACTTACTTGACCCAAGTACTCCTGTTTAGGTCCTAAATCCATCATGGTAGTTGGAAACAACAAATTACGTTCATTACCTTGTTTTTGCTTAGGTGCCTTATCACCTATAAATTTACCATCAGTATTATAAGGTGAACTTCTGTAGTAATAGTTATTATTACGGTCATCAAAATAAAACAAATCAGTACATTGTACGGAATATGGGTCACCACCAGAATCAAAGAAAAGATTAGATTTGAATGGGAAAGCGTATAAACTACCATTAACCCAATTGTTAGTGAATAAAAATGAAAACACACCTCTACAAACACCAAATGTTGTTGTATTTCTAGCGAACCATTCGGTTACATACCCAACCTCAGCAAAATAAGTTATCAATGGTATATTAACTAAATTATAACAACCACCACTGATAATTTGTCTTTTACCAATAAAGTATTTATTACAATCATCCTTAACACCACCAACTTGTATTTTATTACTACTGTCAGTTGTATAACACGCTAAAGGAACCATATCAGGACACATTAACGAATCTAATACCGCAGAATTACCTGATATTTCAAAATCCTCTTTTTCATTATTTGCAAAACCTGTACCAACCGAAAACCCTTGACTTTGACCTGTAGCGTCTATACCAAAAGCAGCAATACTACTATTTTCATATAAAACAAATTCATTAGCACCATTAGTTAAAACCGAACTTGATGATGGTAATCTATCAGTCCTCATCACAATTTGTCGATTATTACTACCTAAATTAAAATTAGTGGTCAATGTTGGGTATATGTTTGATAATATTGCAACAGAAGCCGAACCAGCATTTATTATACTGTCAATATTACTAAAAACTGACGCCAAACCTGACGCACCTTCAATAATTTCATCAGGAATATAACCTCTACTTTGGTTTACAGAATTTTGAGTTATGGTCACTTTGTCACAATTAGGTGGTAATGCTCCTGACGCATCTGAAAAACTATTAAATTCATACGCAAAGTAATTACCTGAATTAACCTTTAACCCATTTGGTCCTGGGTTCAAAAATTGATTATTAGAACTATCACTATCAATTCTTGAATAATATCTTAATAACCCAGAAGTGAACCCTGTGAACTGTGAAACACTTGGTTTAAATTGGTATGATTCATGATATAATTTATTACTTGAATATGTGTCAGTATCCGTATTATTCGTTATGGTATGTTTTACGTTTTTAAATGAACCTTGTATTGGAATATTTAAATGGAAATCATCTTCAACAATAACATTTGGGTTAGCGTTAAAAGTTGTATATCCATATAGTTTACTTAAATCATATCTACATTTTGTCTTAGTTGTATTAGGGTCAACACCTCTAACTAAAAACACAATAGTATGTTTATCGTATTCTTGGTAACAATTATCAAACGTTCCAACAGGTCCTGCTGAAATTGAACAATAAAAACTACCGAATGGTTGAACACTAAACCCTATTTTTTCGGCAAAATACGAAACACCTTTAATATATCTTTGATATAATGAATTTTGTAATGAGTTATTAGCCTTAGAATTATAATCCGCAACAGTTTCAGTATGTATGACTTGAAAGTACTCGATATCCATTGGATATCTAGCATAACTACTATCTTCAGATGACCCTGTTAATGAATAAGAACCCCCAGCTTGTGGTATATTACCACCCCCCGTTGGGTTAGCATATGAAACCGTTTTATTGTAAGAATATATGTTAGTGTTAGGTAATAAAGACCCTTCAGTATCACCTGTAATTGAATTAGTACTAAAGTCGTTTAATGTCGCACCTGTCAAATTAATATCTTGACTTAATAAAGGGTCAACAAATGTTATTAATTGACCTTTAGGGTAATTACTAGCATTCGTATCATTAACAATTAAACATATAACATTGTCTAAATGCCATTTAGTCGTATATTGATTAACCGTACTATTAAATGTCACTTTAATCTGATTAACACCCCCACCTGGGTTATTAGCCCCGTTATTGAAGTACTTAGCTTTGGTGTTAAACAAGTTCATTCTGTTGTTTAATGTTAAACTTGTACTTATAATATATCTATCAGGACTAAGGTCGGGTCTTTGGTAAAAACCAGGAGGTATTTTACTATCAAAATCACCCGCTAAAAAATCTTGATAATCTTCACTAACACACGCATAATTAGAACTTGTGATAAATTGATTTAACGCACCTGAAGTACCTTGTTCACGTTGTTGTTCTATTAATGCTTGTAATTGTGGGTCATCACTATTTGGCACATCATCTTCTGCAGGTTTTAAATCAGCATCACAATTTTCACAATCAGGGTATGTCATAAGACATAAAGGGAAACGTATTTGTTTGTTAGCCTGTCTCATTGTCTTCGCAGTTCCTAACATACTCTTACCCGCGTCTTTAATTTTGTCACCATACTTACCAGGTTTACCAGGTAACCAACCAATTACCGTACCTATAACAATTAAAATACCACCAATGATGTCAAAAATTATTGAAATAATAAATAAAATTGTTGCAACAATTAATTTAACGATATGAGCAACTAATAATAAAACATAAATAATAGGTAACATGATTATCATCATAATCATATACAATGTATATATTAAATCAGGGTCATGTTGGGCATCATTAATTGGAAATTTAGTTATTTCACCACTACAATCACTATCAATAATACGTTTAATACCCACAAAACGTTTTTTATTCGAACCTTTTCTATATTCACTAATTAATTGAGAAACAGTATAAACTTTATTATATCCCATCAAATAAAATTTATCCTCACAATTAATTGCATCATTAATCATTTTTTGACCAAAAGTCGTTGTGTCATCCCCATAATCATCCCAATTAACAGAAAAACTATATGACCTTTTAGCGTTAAGAGGGTCGTTAAAACTTGAGCCATTCCACCCATATTCCCTAACATTAGGTACCAAATAATACCCTCTTTTAATTGGGACACTAAGTGATGGGGCTTGATTCCATTTAACTTTAAAACGATATTTACCTTTGGTTGGAACACCAACTGATGGGTCAGGAGATATTACTTTTTCACCAAATTCGTTGGTGATTACATAATCTAAATTCATTGGTACATCAACCATCCAAGTACCGTCATCGTCAATTACTTGTCCACCATTTTCTAATTTAAAAATTTCTAAAGCGGGTCTACCTTTCTCATCAGTATCAGTCGTTTGTCTAATTGATTGTATTTCACCTGAAGAAGTGATAAATTCACACAAAGTACCCATATCTTTTTTAACTTTACAGTTACTTTTAATGGCGTAATCATCAATATCGGAATACATAGAACCTATGAATATAGCGGTTGGTTCTAATCTAATGTTAGATTCTTTAGTTATATCAAAATCTGTTCTAGTAATACCTATTCGACATAATTCAGGTTCACCCCACAATGGTTCTATTTCAATATTTCTTGTGAACGAAACTATTTGAGGTAGTGAGTCTAAGTTTGATGATGATTTAAATTTATTACCATCAACCATAGCATCAGTCGCTAACCCCATTTTAATTAAATCATTTGGTGTTAATGAAAATTCACCAATATCCGATAAATCCAAATCTACAAAAATTGTTTGAGCACCAACAGGTACACCAAACAACATATAATCACCACTATCATTTGTTGTTGTGGTGAACTTATAATATTTGTCATAAACTTCAATTAATGATGAATTGATTAAAACATCTTCCCTATCAAAGAATGTTCCTGTAGGGATGTGCCCTTCGTATGAAGGTATATAGGGTAATAAATTATAACGATACCCATCTTCATTTTGATTTGAAATTGTTTTATACGGATAGATTTCTGAAATAATAGGGTTTGTTTCATCCTCGTCACTTAAAGGGATAAACACAGATACTTTAGCGTTAGGAATACCTAACCCATTATTAATACTAATTCGACCAATAATTACACCATAATCTGAACATTGTTTGGTGTATAATTGGTCTTTAAGTATCTTTAACGATAATATCTCAATAAAATCAAACTCTTGGTCTATTGTTACATTTATATTTTTGTTAACTCCAGGTGTTGTTCTTATTCTATAAGAATTTGACATAATAATCTTTTTAGATAAATAGTTTATATACTATTTTTAAAAATAGATGATTATGATTAAAAATAAATTATCAACTGTAAGCAACCGTAGTTAAATTTTTGACTCTAACATTAATATCTTTATTAGGGAATCTAACTTGGTATGTTTGATTTGGGTCTGCAAATATTGTATCATCAATTAATTTAATCTCTTTAGTTTCATTATCAGCGTATTGTTGTGATGTTTGTGATGATGAATATTGTCCCCCAACTTTATTGAAAATTTTAATATCGGATAAACTAATAACTCCATTTTCACTTTGGATGATTCTTCTCAACTCAGATATGTTAACATTTGAACCCATTTGTCTATTACTTGGACTCATAAAATTTGTCACGAGATTAACTATTTGTGAAATAACCGCACCTTGTGTTTGACTATTATCTAACACCACATCAATATTAAACCCTAAATCTATAACATTCGCAGATTCGATTGAAATGTAGTCGTTAATCATTCGATAATTTGATAAATAATTAGCAATATTACTTTTTAATGTATTTGACACAATTTCAGTTAATGTTCCTGACTCGTCATAAGCCAAAATCTGAATTTTAATTTTGTTATTTTCTTCAGTTATTGCTACCTTAGCAGGTGCCCCAAACTGTGAAGGCATTGTTCTAATTAGTGAATCGTAATCATTAACAGTTACCGCTCTCTTTTGTGCTGAGAAGTTAAACGCAACTAAGTTTCTCACTTCTTCAACTGTAGGGTAATTAGCCCCACCTATAGCGGCAGTCACATTATTACAACTTAACGAGTTAACAACTGTTGTATTTATTGATTCTGACGGACCATTAACAAAGAAAGATACTGTCCCAATTTGTGTTATAACATTAACACCGATATTACTAACTGTTCCACCACCAACTCTATACTGAACGAATAGTGTTGAATTACCTTTTAGTGTACTACCTAACGCAAAGTTATTTGAATACTTATATAAATCTAATTTAAATCCGTTTTTTGCAAACTCTCTTAATTGTTCATCCGCAGATTGACTACCTCCACCGAATGTCATTTTTAAGAAACCTTCAGGTGTAAACTCAGAAATGAATTTATTACTTGTCTGAATATATTTTCCTACCTTAATACCTGGTCTGTCTGAAACTTTAGTTGGGTCTTCAATAAAAACCCTGTCTTCCGCCAACGCACTTACTTCATACCATCTGTTATCCAACCCCAAAAATTCTTGTGGTGTTGGTACATTTGTATATTGAGTACCGTCTTTTAATAAAACACTTGTTATACCTAATACATTCTTATCAGGTAAAAACATTTCATAAAATGGTCTAACTTCATTTGGTGTTACTACTTTTTTGAATACCTTTGTAAGTCCATTAACAACCGTTTCTCGTTTTACTATCGTATAATTAAGTAATTTATTATTCGAATCGAAGTTAGGTATTTTTAATCTATTTGGAAATCCTTCAGCATTTGTTGGTGAAGCAAAGTCAATATCGTTTACCGTTTCAAATGATTGTCCCGCACCATTTACCTGTGAACCTCTTCTTAAAATACCACAATATCTTAAATCTTCTTTATCCCCAAAAGCGGGTACCGTAATCGAAAAATCAACTAAAGCAACAGAAGGTCTTTGACCTGGGATTTTTAATCCATAAGTTCTAGCAATGTTATATATTGATGAAGGTTGTTGTGCATATTGTAACACCGTTTCCTGAATACTTCTATCTATGTTAAAATATAAGTTATCAGTAACCGCAGCGTTCAAATCTAACAACACTGAAAATACAGATGCGTCATTAAAATTTTGTACAACATCGGGGTAATAAGTTCTTGTGAAATTTTCTAATTCAGTTCTTACCGATTGGAAATCTCTAGTAGTATAAGATATTTTTTTGTTCGCCATAATATTATATATTAATTATTACAAAGTCACTTTGACTAAACGCAGTGTCATTCATCACATAGTCAATTTTAACCTTTGCAGTATGTTCTTTTTCTGAAATCCCAGGGACTCTAAATACTCTCTCGTCATTTTGAATATAAGTACCCTTATCTTCCTCACCTTCAGATGCTGCGTTTATTGAAACATTCGTTATTGTTATCCCAGGAATATACTCGGACACCGCTTCACGTATCTCAGACTCAATATCTGAAAATGTCGGACCATCTAAAGGTTCAAAAATGTATTCATACAATCTAGTACCAAAATCAGGTAAATAATAACGAGTACCTTTTCTAGTTAAAAGTAAATGAACTAAATTACTCCTAATTTCTTCATCATTATACCCTGATAAATCCAAATACTTTCCATCAAACGAATCTCTAAAAGGAAAATTTAAACCATATGTAATACCATCTGCCATATTAATAAATATATGTTGTGATTATTTCTTATAAATACCTTAAAATAAAAAACTCCCGACACTGCCGAGAGTTTTTAAATATTACGGTTTTTTAATTATGCCGAACAACCAAAACATTCAAATTGTGAATCAGTTGGTTTTGATGGTATAACATCAACTGTAGGTTTTTCAGACTTATTTGGTTTCTCCATTTTAGAAATGTCAATCGCCAAATGTTTTGCTCCTGTTGATATCGCCTTTGTTCTAACATAATAACAAAGAGTTTTCAAACCTTTCTCCCATGAATGGAAGTGTGATGAGGTAATCTTTGATAATGTTGGGTTAGACATATAGATA